AACCCCAACGGCAAACCCAAAGGAACAAAGAACCGAAGCACCATCGCACGGAAGTGGTTGGAGGTAATGCAAGATGCAAAAAACCCCATCACTGGTGAATTGGAAAAACTATCCCAAGAAGATTTAATCACCCTTGCAATGATACACAAGGCAAGGAAAGGTGATGTCGGTGCGTACAAACAATTAATGGATAGTGGCTTTGGTATGCCCACCCAACAAATTGATGTTACCACCGAAAAACCAATCTTCAATGGTATTGACTTGGATGTAAAATAATGCTTCAACAAACCACTGCACAAAAGAAGATAGCCACCTTGCGTAAGCGGGTTAGAATTGTGCGTGGTGGAACATCCTCATCAAAAACCTTCAGTATTATTCCCATGCTTATCACCTATGCGGTGCAAAACCCAAAGTGTGAAATCAGCGTGGTATCGGAAACCATCCCGCATTTGCGAAGGGGTGCAATCCGTGACTTCCTAAAAATCATGGACATGGTGGGAATGTATGACCCAAACAAGTGGAACAAATCTTCACTGACTTACACATTCTCAAATGAATCATACATTGAATTCTTTTCTGCGGACCAACCCCAAAAGTTGAGGGGTGCAAGGCGTGATGTTTTATTTGTAAACGAGTGCAACAACATAGATTGGGAATCGTATTACCAATTATCAATTCGTACAAGAAAGTTCATTTACCTTGATTACAATCCAGTAAGTGAGTTTTGGGTTGATTCGGAACTTATTGGGGATAAGGATTCCGAAATGATTGTTTTGACCTACAAGGACAACGAAGCACTGGATCCTGCGATTGTTGCCGAGATTGAAAAGGCACGGGACAAAGGAGAAACAAGTAACTATTGGCGTAATTGGTTTTTAGTATATGGGTTAGGACAAATCGGGAACCTTCAAGGCGTTATCTTTTCCAATTGGCAAACCATCGACAAGATTCCCGAAGATGCAAGGTTACTTGGTTGCGGTGTGGATTTCGGTTATACAAACGATCCTACGGCAATAGTAGCCGTATATGAATACAATGGTCAACGCATCATTGATGAGCTCGCATATCGCACGGGAATGCTTAATTCGGACATTGCAAAGGCATTGCCAACCCATGTGCCAGTGTATGCGGATAGTGCAGAACCAAAATCTATTGATGAAATACGCAGATACGGAATAAGAATCAAGGGAGTAACCAAAGGAAAGGATTCTATCAACTACGGAATCCAAATCATGCAATCACAATCCTATTTGGTTACATCTACATCAACCAACCTGATTAAAGAACTACGCAATTATTGTTGGGATACCGATTCCCAAGGGCGTACAATGAACACCCCAAAAGGAACTGACCACCTTTGCGATGCACTACGCTACTTCGAAATGATGTCATTGGGAATCCGTGGAAATTATGGTCATTACGATATCCGATAAAATCAAACAAAACAATATGGATTCATTCCGTTATTTTGTATATTTGTATTATGAAAATTACAAAAACAAACAGAATAGTTCCAGTACAAGTTTTTAATGGAAAAACTTATTGCCAGTATGAAGGTCGTTATTTCACAAACGGGACAAAAAAAATGCATCGGGAAGTATGGTCTTTTTACAACGGTGATATACCAAAAGGGCATCACATACATCATATTGATGGCGATGTAACAAACAACGATATTTCCAACCTACAATTAATGGAAGCCAGAACACATTTAATTATGGAAGGTAAAAAAAGACACAAGGATAATCCTGAATGGTCAAAACAATTTTATACCAAAGGGATTGAAATGGCGAAAGAATGGCATAAATCGCCCGAAGGATTAGAATGGCATAGGCAGAACGGAATCAGTGCATACGCAAAACGACAACCCGTTTTACGAATTTGCTTAATGTGTAAAAAGGAATATAAAACAACACAACTTGGGAATACAAAGTTTTGTTCTAATAATTGTAAATCTGCAAATAGAAAAGCAAGTGGAATAGATGATGTAAAACGGAATTGTATTATTTGCAATACTGAATTCACTTGCAACAAATATGCCCCACAAACCAAATGCAAAAGGGGTTGCAAATAAATTGTTTATTTCGTGTGGGCTTCTTATATTTGCCCTATGACAAAAACATGGACGGAATCCGAAATGGATGAACTGCGTTTGTTATTCCCAAACACACCCAACAAAGAACTCGCGACCAAATTTAACTGCACACTTTATGTCATTAGAAACATAGCGTGTAAGAACGGATTGAAGAAAAGCGAAGCGTACATGGAAGATTACTTGAAGAACAAAGCCCATCAGCATTTACCAAAATACAAGAAAGGTCAAACGAGTTGGTGCAAAGGAACTAAGGGAGTAATGACCAATGGCGTTGAAACAAGATTCAAGAAAGGACAAATCCCACACAACATTAAACCAATAGGGCATTTGAGCATTTGTAAGGGCTATATAACGATTAAAACGGAAGAAGGGTATAAGAAGTTACACCGCGTAATTTGGGAACAACACAACGGAAAAATTCCACCATTGAAATTGGTAATATTCAAGGATGGCAACAATCGGAATTTTGACATTGACAATTTGCAGCTGGTTGATAAGGTTCACCATATGTTGAAACACCCCCAAGACATAAAAGATGCAATAAATATCAAAAGAGAAATCATAAAATACATAAACAAACATGGCAAGAAACAAGATTAATGATGTGCGTGACCACTTATTTGAAGTGTTGGAACGCTTAAAAGATGGTGACATTGACATTGAAACGGCAAAAACAATGGCGGATGTAAGCCAAGTGATTATCAATTCAGCAAAGATTGAAGTGGATTTTATCCGTATCACTGGTGCTAATCAAAACACGGGTTTCATCAAACTAACCGAAGGGGGTGATAAATGACCATAAGCCATTATCAAGAAGTTCACAACCTGAAACAAGAAATCAAGCGGTTACGATTACTCATCGTTGAAAACAAGGTACAACATGACCGTGAACTACGATTGCTCAAACAAGAAATCGTACAACCCAAAACCAATATCAATGACAATCCCACAACATGGGGTGAAGTGTTACGGGTTATTTGTGAGGTGATGGACATGACACCCGACCAAATCATTGCCAAGTCAAGAAAACGCAAAGCATTGTATGCCCGTCATATGTTTAATCACATATGCCGTAAAAGGTTGGGAATGACATTCATGGAGATAGGTAGTATTTCGCACCTGGATCACTCCACAATGGGGATATTTTGCATAACGACAAGGAGATGCAACGCTATCACGCAAAGGTTCACACAATCTTACACGAAAGGTTGGTATAAACAATCACCATTTTAGGCGTTTTATAGATATATGATTGAAAACAAAAAGATAATTGTACCCACCGAACTGCGTGATGTAAAGTTACATCAAATGTTGACATACAACGGGTTAAAACCCGACATGGATGATGTATCAAGGCAGTTGGAAGCGGTGGCAATCTTTTGTGATTTGACCATGACGGAGGTGAAGAATATCCCATTTGATACTTTGAAGTATTGCGTGGAAAAAATCACCATCATGTTGGAATCAAAACCAACCTTCACACCACGATTTGAATTCAAGGGTGTTGAATACGGGTTCATCCCAAACTTTGACGAACTCACAACGGGGGAATTTATTGACATCGAAAATTACTGCAAAGAACCAAACGACCTTTGGAAAGTATTGTCGGTGTTGTATCGCCCCATCACCAAAAGTGGGCAGAATGGTAGATATGAAATCATGGCTTACAATGCTGAATTAAACACGGCATTCAAGGACATTGATGCCAACACTGCATTTGGTGCGTTGCTTTTTTTTTGGAGTTTAGGAATCGACTTATTGAATTCTTTCCAGAAGTATTTGCGGATGGTGAGGAAGGGGGAAGTAACGATGAAATACGACTTACCAAAAAGTGGGGATGGTTTGGAATGGTCTACCGACTTGCTAACCGAAATTTCCTCAACCTTGACAATGTTTATACAAAGCCCATTCAAACCGCTCTCATGTGGACCGCTTACGAAAGTGACATTGCGAAGATGGAACAAAAAGCAATTAGAACAAAATGAACAATAATCACATAGGCACGGCATTTGAGTTGATGAAGGATATCGCCAATCAGGAAGGTTGGAATTATTCTCATGGTACATTGACCGAATTGGATTTCAAAGCATTCTTGGTATTCCCATTGATGCACTGCTCAATTCAATCCGTGGCATTGACTGACCAGGTTGCAACCATCCAAATGAACATCATGTTGGCGGATCGTGTGAACTACCTTAAAACAGAGAACGAACAACAAAACTTGATAACTGAATATTCGGAATATGGATACACCGAGAATCAAAACTATGGTAACATCCTCCAAGATTTGTATGTGAGATTATCAAAAGGATTGTGGCGTACTGAACAAGATTATTTTAACCAAGTACAATACATTCGCCCGATTACCATGCAACCATTTATTGAAACTATGGATTCAGTATTGGCGGGGTATCAAATTACGCTTGGCATTGAATTGATTAACCCTTGGGTAACTGATGGCGATTGCGTTTAAGAGTGCGGAAAAAATTGTTGCTGAATACTCACAAAAGTGGGCGGTTGCTGCACGGCTATTATTGGAAGTAAAACGACCAAGAACATCCATCCGTGCCAAGTGGAAAAAAGTTGGTGAAGGATGGACACCCGTTTCAGTAACCAAAAAAACCTTCCGTGGCAACTATGTAGCATCAGGCGAGTTGGTGAATTCAATTCAAGCCGCACCAAATGGGCTTACCTTGGGAATTACCATGAACAAAACTGCCGACTATGTGCAGAATGGTAGAAAGCCAGGGAAGGGAATCCCAATCAATTCAATGCGTAATTGGACAAAGATGAAACGCATTCAGCCCCGTGATTTGTCAACGGGTAAATTCAAATCAAAAGCAACTGCGGAATCCATGCGGTTCATGATGAATAGAAAGATAAAACACTTTGGCATTGAACCATTCCCGTTTGTACAAATGTCACGAACTGAGATACTACCCAAGTTTAACAAGGCGTTGACAAAAGCCATGGAACAAGATATTAAAAACCGATTTAAGCGATGATATTCAATCAACAACCCGAATCAATAGTTGGGTGTAATTCCCCTATAATGTACCAATTTTATGATGGGCTTTACGCATCCGATAAATTCTATTACGAATGTCAAGTGTTTGTGTGGAGTGGTACGGCAACATTACCCGCTTCGCCAAATTGGACCATTAACCGAAAGCCCGACCAATACGGGAGTGGGCGTGGATGGATTGACATTCACAAATTGGTACAACAAGAAGTAACCAGTGATTTCCTTGTAAACGGAACTTACAAACCAAACATCGGAAGTGGGGCAAAGCGATTTGCGGTAAAGGTTCGTGGTGCTTACCAGGTTGCGGGAGTATGGACATACACAAGTTATGTTACAAGTAATGTTGGTTTGGCATCTGCGGGATATGCTTATACTGCGGAAGGATTCAACCAAGGTTATCCAACCAAATATGTATTCACCGACAAATCAAAGGTTACATTGACCACTGAAACACCAAGTGCATATTTGTGGTATGATGCAAGTGTGATTACATCCATTGTGTGCGGAACTGCAACCATTACACCAAACACGGTTACTGATTCCGACCAGCTCATCCAAGGGATTGAATTGAAACAATTAATCACTGCGGGTGGTACATGGGGCAATGACATTGATATCACATTTGTAAAGTCAGGCGATGACATTGTTATTCCCGTGGATTTTGTTTGCCAAAATAAGTATGGGCAACAAGATGTGTTATTCTTGAACAAATACGGGGTGTATGATTCCTTCCTTTTCAATGGCGTTTACAAATCATCGTATTCAGTAACCAAAGAAAAGTACGAACAACCCATATTCAAACAAACGGATATGGCACAAGCGTGGACATATGGTGTCCAAATTACAACGCCCTATTTGACCAATTCAGTTGAAACCATGACGGTGAATACGGATTGGATAAGTGAAAACGATGTTGAGGTAGTTGAACAAATGTTTTATTCCACAAACATCTTGGTGTTGGATGGTACTGATGTGCTATCTGCAAAAGTGATGGATACCAATTACGAACGCAAAACAAGGGTAAACGAAAAGTTGATTTTGTACACAATCCAATTAGAGTACAACCAACCGAAGATTAATAAAATGGTACGATGATAAGGTTTAGTTTGCAAATTGACGGAACACCCGTTGACCTATTCAACGATGAATCCATACCACTTACAAGGCAGTTAAAGGACTTGATGAATCTTTCCACCGTGTGGACTGATTACACCAAGGATTTCCAAATTCCCGCATCCGAAACAAACAACGCCATCTTTGCCAACTGGTTTGATGAAAACTTGGTAATGGGTGCATGGAATCCCAATTTGGGAAAGGATGGCACAATCTTCATCCATGGTTTGCCCGTGTTTGAAGGGCGTGTTGAGTTGATAGGATGCAAGTTCAAAGATGGTTTACCACAACTTTACAACATCATATTTTATGGCACTACCAAAAAGATATTGGATTCTTGGGGTGAAACTTTGATGAACGAAGTTGATTGGAGTGCATACGACCACACGGCAAGTTATTCAAACATTCTTTCATCATGGGATGGTACTTTATTAAGTGGTGACATACTTTGGACAATAGCCGATTACAACCAAGGTTGGAGATATTCCAAAATGACGGGGGTGAATGGGAATATTCGCGATGCTCGTGGTGTAGAAATTGATGATTTAAGACCATCAATCCGTTTACGGGCAATGTTGACCACAGTATTTGAAAGCATCAATTACACATTGAGTGGTTCATTTTTAACACGACCTGAAATGGATGATTTGTATATGTTGCCAATGCAAACTGCTGGACCGTTGTACGATCCTGAATATGTATTGCCAGGAACATTTGAAGCAAGTGTTAACCCTTTTACATATACCAAAAAGACATTTGCCACCACAAATTACATAAAGATTATATTTCCCGCAACAATTTCAAACCCATCGGGTAACTATAATTCAACAACGGGAGTTTACACGGCAAATCGTGCGGGTAATTACACATTTCGTGTCGGTGTTGAAGTAAATTTCATTTCCGTATTAAACACCATGATAAACTTTGCATGGATGGTGAACGGAAGAGTAGTACAAGTAAACGCATTTCAAAACAACACAGTTGGTGCATCGCCCGTGTTTTTGAATATCGCATTAAAAACTGGTGACCAAGTTACATTTGGGTATTCTACTTTTTCAGATGTTACTTGCCCAGCTATTATTTATTTCAGTTGTACTACTGCCCCACAAGGTATTAAAGGCAATACAGTTGACATGGGTGATACGATGCCACAAAAACCAATTAAGGACTTTGTGAATGGCGTTTTACAAGCGTTTAACTGCATATTAGTTCCAACAGGGGAAGGTGAAATTGAGATTCACAACCTTCAAGATTGGTTTGCACTTGGAACAACAAAGAATTGGACACAATGGATTGATACAAAAGACATTCAACACGACAAAATTCCAATTCCACGCCAAATATCATTCACGCATCAGGAATCAACTTGTTTGGCAAATGCTTACTATAAGCAAATCAATCAAAGGGAATTTGGTAGTTCTAAATTTGTACCCGTAATTGATTACCCAACGGATGAATTTAGTATTGAAACGCCATTCCATGTGATTGCACCACAAGCAATGAATGAGGTAAACGCCAACGGGCAATTTGTACGCAAAACGGAATTAAAT